CACGCCATGACCAGCCTTCAACAAATCCAAGATATGTGCCGGAGGCCATGTTAAGTGGCAAATTGGTAATGCGCAACGGCAACCCCATAAAAATGCCAATTAAAGCATCGCGGTCAGCATCGTCAATTTCAGAGTTTGTCAGCTCAAATGTGATTTGGTTAAAATTAGCCTGTGGATACGCTCTGAGCGTTAAATAAAACGCTGCCTGATCTTCAGCATCAACCTGATGTTTGACTGTTGTTGTAATAATTTGTGCCAGTTTGCCATAAGCCAAAATTGAATCGGCATCACTGTCTGTGACCTCGGAATTTGAATTGGTGCCGTATTTCAGCACAATTTCGTTTCTGATGTCACCAGCTCTAGTTTGCACAAATAATGAATTAGCTAATGCCTGAGCTGCTGACACATCGGTGTAGCCATTTGTGGCCAAATAAATTGAGCGATGATCTGCCGAGGCATAGGAGATGCGGCCTTGAGCATCCTCATAAACGTAGCCCAATCCCGATGTTGCCAAAGCTGACACTAATGAATAAACATCAATGGTTGATGATGATCGTTGTGCCAATTCATAGCTGCCGGGTGTGTCAATTTCGCCCAAGCCTGTGTTTTCAGCATCCTGCCATTGAGTTGTTGGATCATAAGTAGCCCATGTCAAAGCTGCTGGCACTTCATTCCATGAATTGACCAACAAATCTGTGAGGATTGTAAGAATCTGATCTCCATCAAAATCCTGTGTCAGCACGCCATCGGTCAAGGCTTTTGGCAATCTGGCCAAAGCTCCCACAGCTGTAATTCTGACAGATTGGTTAATTCCGACCGCACCCGATGCAGCTATGCCAATGCCTAAATCAACGACTGTGCCGCCAAAGATTGGCACAAATGTAGCTGTGGAATCTTGCAATTCAATTGTTACAGAATCATTGATTTCAATGTCAATGTTGGATTGATCCAAATTGATTAGCTCAAGGCTCACATATCCGGCATTTGCCTGCTCGTAAATGTTTGTGCGCCCGCTAGTAATGGAAAGATTGGCCAACACATAATTTGTGTATTGAATGCCGCCAATTTTGACTCGCCAAACAGGATTAAAAATGCTCATCAAATGCCAATCAGATTTGATGCACCATTGGTGCCACGATAATAAGAATTATTAAATGCATCAGTAGCTGCACGGGTAAAACCTTCCTCATCAATGATTGATGCAGCATTGACATTGATGACAATTCTTTCAGCTGTTGAAAGCCCACCAGTTGCAGCTGTTCGGGCAGCAGCTGCCGTGGCGCGTGCGACTCTCAATCTTTCAGTCTCGGCCTTCAATTCCTCACGCCTTAAAATGGCAGCTTGCATGGCTGGTGAATAGGCAGCAAGCGGTGCGCCTGTAAATGTAGGCGAATCGGCTGTTGGCATAAATGTTGTGCCTCCAGTAGTAAATCCACCACTTGTATCGCCTGCAAAATTTGGATCAAATTCTCCGGTGCCGGCCCGCAATCCTTTTGAATCATCTCCACCACCAAAGAATCTAGTGACTGGATTATCTTTAACAAAATTCACAAATTCTTTCATCTTTGTGACTGTGGATGTAATAAAACCAACAAGCTTTGAAAAACCTGTTACAAGCCCGCCAACTAGTGTGCCAATTACTTCAAGAGCTACTTTAAAAGTACCGCCCAAAAGTGGAGCCAGGTACTTCTTAATGAAATCCCACACTTTAGCGAGCGCATCATAAAACGGCTGCAATTCAGCTGAATTTTGTGAAAGTGCTGTTTTGATTTTATCGAATGCAGATTTTAGTCCAGCAAGGATTGGGCCAACAACTGAGCCAATGGCCGGGATAATTTCTTCATATAAGAATCTCCACCATGTGGTCAAGATTGGCAGTAGATCATCGCGGATTACTTTAAAAATGGCAGCAAATGCTGGTCCCAATGTTTTGCCTAAATTGTTTGCAAAATCAGTAATTGCTGGAATGCCTTTATTTACAAAGCTGCTTATTAATGGTGTGATGGCATCAAGCACATATGATCCAACAGTTTCTTTAGCTTCATCAAATGCCACATTTAATCTCAGCATTTTGCCTGCAAATGTGTCGGCTTGCGTTGCTGCTTGACCTTCAAAGGTTTTTGCCAAAGCAGCTGTGGCAGCATCAAAATCTTTCGATTTAATAATGCTTGCATCAATGCCAGCACCCAATTTGCCCAATGCGGTAAAATTGCCTTCTTGAGCCTTGGCTAATGCGTTTGTTGCAGCCTGCAATGAAATTGTGCCACTTGCTGAAACATCCAATGCCAATGATTGCAATTTTTGAGCTGCGCTAATGTCTTTTGTGGCACGCAAAAGCCGATCAAAACTTGGCCTCAATTCATCATCAGTTTTGCCTGTAAGCAATGATGTTTTTGTTATTTGATCTTCGACAGCTTTGATTTGAGCATTGGTTGCGCCGGTTACATTCTTAAGAGTTGTGGCCAATGCAGCTTGTGCAGCTTCATCAGCAATGGCAGATTTCACGCCATCAACAAGCAATTTGCCAGCATATGCGGCAGCTGCGGCACCAGCTGCGGCAAATGCCAATCCAGCCTTTTTACTAAAATTGCCAATTTTATCGCCAAAACCTTGCACCTCTGTTGAGCCGGTGCTAAGACTTTTTTTGAGCTGATCTACATCACCCAGAATAGAGAGCTTGAGCGTTCTACTTTGTCCGGCCATCACCACTCCTTCAAAATCTTAGTAAATGCAGCTTCCCATTGAGCAATAATGTGAGGTTGCTCAGCTCTCAAGGTTGGATAAATAAAGTATCCTCTTGAGCCGCGACCTTCACGGCCTGACCACACCGGAAATTGCTTGAATTTATTTGAGCCAAATTCGTAACCGCCCCAAAGCTGTTGGGTTGTACCTCCACCGCTAAATTTTTGAGATACAAAGCCAAATGATAATTCGCCAATCTTTGATGATTTGCTTACACGCGATCCATCAGCAACACGGCTGGCCGCTTTATTTGGTCGGCCACCAGCTGCACTTTTAATTTTTGATTGCACATAAGTGGCCAACCCATTTGATACGCCTTTGGCTTGTTGCACAGCTCTTTCATCCATGGCTTTAAAAGCCTTAAGAATTCCGCGCAATTCATTCTTGTCGTATGTAATCGCCTCAGTCGCCATTTCGTATCCTTAAAATCTCAAAAACAGTTAAAACATCTTCGGCCGTTTGAAACTCTGATCGTGACAATCCCGTGGTGATTGCTAATTCCCAAAGAATCCGGTTTATTGATCCGGATTCGTAACTTTTGGGTTTTCGGTTTCTCCCATGCTGATGTCAGTCACAGTTTCGCACCACACTTCAAATGGCTTGACAGGCTTGCCAGCTGCCTCGCGCTTGCTTGCGTGATACGCCAAAAACATCAAATCTGCAATGCCTAATTTCTCAGACACTTGTTGAATCGTGTTTCCGGTTTTTTGTTCCCATTTCATCCATTCCGGTGGGAGCGCGGTATATGTCGCGCTATCCCCCGAAACAAACTCTATTGTGATTGGTAATTTCATGCTCCCGATCTCCTTTTTATAGTGTTGGTGTGGTCACACAGGTAAATGCTAGTGAGACAGTTTGTGCATCTGGTGCTGTGCCTCCAGCTGATGGGAAAATTGGCTGCACATCAAAATTGAATGTTGATCCTGATGCAGCTGTAAAAACAACCGCCAATGGTGTGTTTGGTGCTGTGTCTGCCGCTGTCCAAAGCGCGTTGCACAATGATCCACCAGCTGGCCAGTCGGCAAGCATTTCAACAGCAAATGATCCTTGCGAATCCGTGGTGAAATAAGCTTTTCCATCAAGTGTTTGATATGTATTGATTGTAGAATCAATAGTAAGTGTTGCTGAAGTGGCCTGAGCATCATAAGTATCACCAGCAATGGTGAAAGTGATGTCTCTGCCGGTGACGATTGTTGTTGGCATGATTTCTCCTTAGTTGGTGTAATAGGTGCTGACTTGTAAATCGGCAGTTAGGTATTTACCTGCACCGACTTCCAATGGTTGTGGTTGATTGACATTGCCAACTTCATAACCTGATGGCATTGTGCTGATGATGTCAATCATGAGTTGTTCAAGGTTGTCCAAAGCTGCTGCATTGTTCATATATGCAACAACACCTGTGACAGTTAAATTGACTTTAACTTTTGTGGTTGCGCCATTAATTAAAACGCTTTCAAGATAAGGTGCGTCCGGGATTAAACAAATGCTTGGAGATGTCATTGCCTCTGGGATGCCGTTATAGACATTGGCTGCAATCGTTGAAAGTGCAAGCTGCAATGGTGTGCGGATGTCAGCTTCAATGGTCATTGGCACATTGCCTCGACATCCAAAAATGGGCCTAATAAGCCAACGACTCTATTTGTCAAGCTGCGACCAAGCACAAATGGTGATGGCTGAAAATTGTCTGCCATGATTTGATTGCCGGGAGCTGTAATACTCTGGAAAATTTCAACCGAAACGACCAAAATTGCGTTTTCAATTGGCGGTGTGCTGGCATAAAGCTGTGCAGCTGATGATCCGCTCAATGTAGCCAATGCGCTTGGAATAAATGGCAATGGGTAAGTGCGATCTGCGGCAGCTGTGGCAGCTGTAAATGTAAATGGCTCAATACGATCATCGGTGACTGTGTAAGTGCCATTGTATGTTCCGGCCCCGGTAACAATGACAGATTGCCCCGGCACAAAATAATTCGGCCGGATAGTTGTGAAATAAATGACGGCATTATCCACATTGGCAAATGTCACCGATGATTGGTATTGCGTAAGTAAAGGCAAAATCGTTTGCTCAGCTGAATCAATGAATGAATCAAGCTGTGCGTCAGAATATAAAGAAACCGAGACACCAAGAATTGACCTCAGCTGTGCGGCTGTGACTATTGCTGGCATCTCGGTTCCTTTCGTGTCAGTAGCGTTCGGGAGCGACCGCTACCGATAGTGATTTGTTAGTCGGCTCAGGTCTGGTTCCAGCATGCGCCAAATGGAATCTTTGGAGCAATTGCTGCATAGCCGTAGTAAAGAATATCAATGGTTCCATCGCTCTGGATTGCTGTGCGCAATGTAAAGCGTGGTGACTCATACCATGTCCAAGCATCTGGATTAACAACGACCATTGAAAAATCTCCGGTTGATGTTGTTGGGCCAGCGTTGCCAATGGATCGTGAAACAAAGAGGTTCAGACCCGGTGAAACTACACCGCGCAATGAATCGCCTCTCACATTTCCGGCTGCATTTGATGGTTGCGCTGCGTTGTATAGCGGTGCGCCATTGTCGTTGTAGCCCATGATGTTTGTCCATTGTCCAGGAGAAACAACGATGTTGCGAGCAAAGCCAAGTGATGATGAATAAACAGCACCAGCAGCTTGAGATGTGTAAGCCAAAAATCCTGTTGATGAGTTTGCATTCACACCAGTTTGCTGACCTGCACCAGCAATTGTGCCAACGGCAAATTCATCAGTTACTTTTGCATAAGCAAATTCAAGATTTTGCAAAAGAGCTGTTAGATATTCTGGACGGCTGCGATCAATGAGTTCAACTGTCGAGATTGCACGGCCTTTAAAGCTTTGAACAGGTACGCTCAAGAATGTTGCTGATAATGATGATTCTGTGACAGCTGCATTTTCTGCAATGTTTGCCACAGTAGGAACAGCTGTAACGCGTGGAATTTCAAATGTCATTCCTTCGCCCACAAGTGTTTCACGGCTTAGCGCATCAATCATTCCGCGATCAGCGTTAGCCAATGCATTGACAACCTGTGTGCTTTGAGGCGTTGGCACCATTCCGGGTGCTGTGCCAGTCGTATTATCGGCGGCCTTGATGTATTGGCGTGAATCCTCATCATGAAGAATTGTTGCCTTTAGATAGTGCTCAAGGTATGAAACCTTTGACACAATTGGTGATCGTGGAGCTGTGTAATAGGCAGGTCGTGATGCCTGAACAGCCTCAGCTGGAGCCTCTACCGGTTCAACGGCAGGAGCGGTGTTTTCGGTAGTGTTATCCACTTT